TCGGTCTGGATCGACGGCGGCAGAAAAATATCGGTGGCGGTGCCGAACGATCCATAGCCATAGATGGTTTCCGCTGCCTGTGCAATCGGCCCGATTGACGCCAGTGGCGCTCCGGCCATGTCGATGATGTTATTGCTCTTACCGAGCGATTCGATCTGCTGACGGATGCCGGGAAATGCCAATGGGGTGACGTCGCTTCTCCCTTCAAACAGGCCGATTTCGATATCGGTCAATAGCTGCTTGGTGCCGTTGGTGGTTTCCAGCGTAATTGCATCCACTATATTGTTCTGCGTTTGCAGCACAATCGGAACCTTGCGGTAAGTCATCATGTATTTGACCTGTCCGACCATCCGCGCGTAGTCGCCGTTGGTTTCCATCGCGGGGCCATCTTGCGTATTGAAGGTACCGCCAAAGAAGCCACCGATGTCGGATTGCTCCGTCCATTCGTCCAGCACGGCTGTTGCCTTGGGCTTTGCCAGCAGATTGAACAGCGTAAAGTGCTTGCTGTCCTGCACGGTGGCTTGCATGGTCGTATCGAGCGACTGGATTCGTAGCGCGGAGCCGCCGGTCAGGGCAGCCATGTCGGAGCCGTAGCCAGCTTCCAGCGATTTCTGCAACGCCGAAAGCTCGCCTTGGCTCATCGCACCAAAAGTTGTGTCGCCAGAGCGATTGCCCTGGTTGAAAAGGTTTTGCAACATTGTGTTCAGTTGTCCTTCAGGTTAGGGGCGGCGATTACGCGGAAATGGCATTCATCAACTCAGGTGCGACAGGGATGCCGAGGTTGATTGCAGTTTCGATACGGGCAGCGTCGTAGCCTGAGATGCGCCCGGCGGTCATCGCGTGGAGCGACTTCGCGAGAATCTCAGAGCCGGTCAATTGCTTGTCCTGTGCGCCACCGTTCAGCGATTTATTGAGGTCGTTGCTCCTGATGTCGGTGACCGAGCGCACCGAGCGGACTCCTCGACCGGTACTACCAAGCGCAGTGACCTGGTCGTTCAGGGACTTGATCATCGCGCCCTGCTCTTTCAAGGTCTGGCTCTGCTTTGCGATCAGGTTCACTGCGGCTTGCAGGGATTTCAGGACGTTCTCCTCGGTGGTTTGACCTAGCTGTTTGGCTTCCTGAATTTCCTGCTCGGATGCGTCGAGCCGGTCGGACAAGGCTTTGAGCATGTCGGTGCCGTCGAACGCTTCCATCTCGGAGCCATCGGCCATCGTCAGCAGAAATGACTTCTGCATCGGCTTGCCCTTGTCTTTGCCTTTGCCGGTTTTGCCATCGCCGCCCTTGCCAATGCCATCGGCGGCAAGACCGTCGCCACCATTACCATCCCCCCCATTGGGGTCGGTGTTATCGGCAACTGTTTGATCGTCCGGGTTGTCGACGCCTTGCGACTTCGCAAGGGTGCCCATCGTTTCCAGAAGCTGGTCGAAACTCATTGTGGATTTTTCTCCTGTGTTCTTTGTTGCAATCCCCGTTTGAGGTCATCGAGAAAGCGTTCGACGTATTCGGACGCAACGCTCGGGGAAAGCTGGAACCGGGAACCGGCCTCCCTGACCAGGTTCGTTAAATCGGTTTTCAGTTCGCCACTGCTAATCGTCTTGGCGAACTGATCGCGGAAATTCCAGTAGGACAGCACGCCAGATGACTTGCCTTGACCAAGCGGTTGCCGATTTGAAGTGACACCATTGGCAGGCAGCGACTTGCGCAGATCCAGCCCTGACGGCCCCCAACTCTTGGTAAGCAGCCCAATCGGCACGCACGACACTTCTGGAAGATCAGCGTTCACGGGAGTCAGGCTCATGCCGATGTTCGACCACCGAACCTTCGTGATGACGGGGTAACGTGCGCCGGTGCTGGGATCGATCTGGATCGCTTTCTCCAATACCGAACCACCGACCGAGGGATACCACCGCTTCGGCGGATTCAAGTCAGTAATCGAGTTCCAGAAATAATTGGCCTTCTCGGCAGCAGGGCCAGCGCCTTCGCTGATTTGCGCCTTGACGAACGTGCGCTTGCCATCGACACGCACGTCAACCGGACGTCCGATCTCGTATGCTTCATAACCAGGAAAGCCGGGGTAACCTTTGGCTGGGTTGGGACGTCCGACTTGCGTGTAATGATCGAGGTCGAGATTGCCGAATTTCAGGTAATAGTCGGCAGATTCCTGCAAGGCTTTTTGCAGGATGATTTCGTTTTGCAGGTCGCGTGATTCATTCGACGCTTCCATGTAGACAAAACGCTTGCCACCTTCTGTCGCGGGCGTGGCCTTAAACAATTCCGAAATGGAAAGGAAGCCCGGCGTGGCGTCCAATAGCGCTTGATCGGCGGTGTCGTTGGCAAAGGTGTCCATGCGACGAGTGTCGCGTCACGACCGAAGCTGCTATCAGCGAGTAGTTCAGGAGGATGGGCTGGCCAGCAGTTCCAGTAGCCGCGCACGCTGCATGACCCAGCTTTGATATTGCGCAGCCTTGGTTTCATCAGTCAGGACATCGGCAGGCTTGGTAGCAGCGATCAATGCGCTTAAACGCGAACATTCCTTGTCGGCGGCTTCTAGCAGGGATTGCTGCGTTGCTTGTGCCTGTGCCGATAATGCGGCGTTTTGCGTTGCGAGAGTACGGAGGGTGTCGATCGATGCAGCCATATGAACAGCATCAGGTCACGACCGTTTGACCTCTTACATCGCCATCGCTTGCTGCCGTGTCTGATTGCGCTTGAATAGAAATGAAGCCAGACCTGTATCGTCCAGTCCATCTAACGGACTGGTCACCACCTCCCTTAAGTCTTGCTTGCGCGCGAGCCGCGCACGCGAACGCCGCTCGCTGCGATGATTCGCCACCAGATCGTAGAGGTCAACGTCATTGCGCTGGCCAACGCGGGCAATGCGCCCCGCTCGCTGGTTGTAGACCATTGCCGTATCGGGCGTGTCGTATTGCGCAAGCCAGCTACCGCTTTGCAGGTTGGCGCCGACTGCACCGGCATCCGAACAAACGACGATATCCGCCTTGCGCTCGCCTGAATCCGGGTTAAATGCGCGAATCTTCGCTGCCTTGTCTTTGGATGAGTCCTTGCCTGTCACCACAATCACGCGATGGCCTTTTGCTTCCAGTCTGGCCTTTATCTGATCAACGGCATCAAGCGATCTGGCGAACACGACACCGGGCCGATCTTTATGGCTGTCGGCCAGGTACTCGATGTCGTTGAGCTTACCGGAATCGGCGTGCGCATTGATGACGCGATTGGTCGCCGCATTGGCAATCACACCCAAGGCTTGCGTCAGGCTATGGGCTATGGCTTCGTGCTGGCTTTCGTCGCTACCTGCAAAGGAGTCGGGCGACAACGATTGCAAAGCGCCGATATCGACCTTGCCTTGCATCTTCGCAATCCGCGCTGCCGCTACCTGCCGGTCGATTGCATCTAACGCAGCATGCTGGGCAGGCGTCATCTCGATTTGGCGTACATGACGGGTCACATTGACGTCCGGCGTGATCGCCGCCGTATAGCCATGCCGCGCGAGCTCGCGTCGCAATCCTTCTTTTGCGTAGGCGGTATCGCCCCCATAGCGGCGCATGAAGGCAGCACGATCCGAATAGCGCTTGCGATCCATCTTGGAGAGCAGATCGAACGCTTCAGAGGCGTCGTTCTTGACCGGATCGCCAGACGCATGCAGGTAATACGCGGCATTGTCGGTAACGGCCTGCACCGTATTCGACAAGCGGCTATTCTCTTTGCCTTCCCGGTTCAGCAGGCCATGCCCTTCATCGGCCATCGCGTAGTCGAAGTGGATACCCTCGCGATCCAGCACATCCTTCATGAAGGTCTGGCGCTCATCGCCGGTCATGGCTTCCATCTGTTGCGCGACGTGATCCGGCGAGACGTTCTGCTGCTTCGCCGCGATCTTGAGCAGATCGTCGCGGAAGGACTGGTGGGTCACCACATGAAAGTCGACGTTCTTGTCCCGATAGGCAGACAGGCGCTCGGCGTGCGACGCGCCCGGTTGACAGTGCCAGTTGAACTGCCCTGGTTTCAGGAAGCGCAACGCTTCTGCACCGAACTGACCTTGCACGATCGACGGGACTACGAAAACGCCCTTTTTAATCTTGCCAGCGGAGTGCAGATCGGCAAAGGCCCCGAGTCCGATACCCGTTTTTCCTGAACCGACACCAAGCCCTGCGAACATGCGCTTGTTCGCTTTCAGGAACTTGATCGCACGCTGACGTTTGACGCCATCCTTGCCGGACATCGATGCGTGAAACAATTTCACGGGCTGGCCCGGTACGAAATTGCGCCCCACCACGCCCATCATCGATGCCAGACGATTCTCTGCGGCGTGGCCGATGGTATGACGCTCGTCAAGCGCCAGCGGCTTCGTTTCCGCTTGACTGGCGCCAGCAGACGCTGGTGCCTCATCTGCAGAAAAGAAACCCATCTGCGCCTGCTCGAATGCCACCTTCGATTGCCGCGCGCCGTCGAGTTTGTCAGCTACCGTCCCCGCCGCATAGCGTCCCTGGTGCCGCTCACGTAGCGCGTCCACCAGTTCACGCTCAGAACGCACTCTCGCCTCCCGTGCAGCGGGATCGATTGCGTCAAGATGATTCAGGTTGCCCCGGATGACGGTTTTGCCCAGCTTGAGCGGCTTGTCCGGATTCAAGGTGTTGTAGTGCTTGGCGAATTCGGCACTGACGGTCGAACGTACCTTGTCCTGAATCGCAGAATAAGCTGCTGCCGGACTACGCATGGTTTTAACGTAATCAGTCCAGTTCGAACCGCTGGCCTTGATTTGACCGATCAGATCGTTTCTGGCCGATGTCCAGGCTTGATGATCGGGATTGACGACGGTATCGCCGAACAAGTCGGTGGTCATTTTGTCAGGCTCCTGCCGGTCGTGCGCTCCCAGATCAGTGCGCAATTGCGCGGTTTGCGGGCTCTCCTTCGCGATACGCTGATAGAAATAATTGCGCAGGGCGCGCATGTCGCCGTCGTTCAGATCGCCAATGGGCTTATAGGCGGAAGCGCCGGTCGGTTCCGCTGACAACGCCCGATGCAACGCTTCTTGCGCGATATCGTCGGCATCAAAGGATTGCCTGTTCAACGTCGAACGCCGCCCGCCCCAATGAGAAGCGACGAACGCGTCGGCATAGCGGTCGAACAGCGGCGCAAGTTCCTCGGCGCGTTGCAACTGCCTGCCGTTCTCTCGCCGGTTGGGTGCTACTGTATCGAGCGCGGCGCGGTATTCGGCGGATCGGGAAGTTCCGACCTTGTCGAAAAAGGCTGCCGACTGCAAATCCGACAGGATGTCGGCCGGCATGTCGCCGTCCGCCGTGCGCGAACCGATATAGTCGCGAACCGATTGTTCCAAGTCGCCACCTGGTGCAAACGGGATGGCCATTGATTCGGCCACGCCGGGCGGCAGCTTCAGGGCCAGATCGGCGCGGTTCGCAAAACCCTCCGGCATCCAACCATCCTCGTCTTCGGCGCCGTTCATGATCGCGAGATTGCGCCGTACAGTCGCCAATCCTTCATGGTCGACCGGCTGGGTCAGCTTGTCCATGCCGGATGCATACACGGTCACGAAGGTATTGCTACCCGCTTTCTCCAGCGCATAGTCGCCATCGTTCAAACCCAACGCATACAATTGGCGGATGGCGGTGTCGAGTTGCGTGTTACCCAACGACGCATGGACGACGTCACGCGACGGCTCCTGCAAGGCATAGGTCAAAGCCGCGTTGGCTTCCATTTCACCGAGCGACCGGCCCAAGACCTTCTGCGCATCGGACAAGGCGTCAATGCGCTTTTTGTTCAATTCGGCTCTGACCAGCAGATCGTCGGTGGAACTTGCGCCTTCAAGCTCGTATTGCTTCGCGGCTTCGTGCAGTTGAGTGACATCAGCCAGCGCCGAGGTCGACAGGTCGCTGTAGTGCTGCACATGGAATTCACCCATTGCATCACTGATCTGCTCGATCCTCTCGTTGCCGAGATCCGTGCGCAATCGTCGGGCCAATACCTGCGCGGCGCCGGCAATGCCCAATACATCGACTACCGAGCGGTCGATCAGCGCATCACCGCCAGCGGCAAGCGACAGCGCGTGAATGGAATTGAATGCGCCAGCGGCGATGTGATGCACCAGTTCCCTGCTTTGCGGGTCGGCCTTGGCAACCGCATCGAGGAAGGAAACGGTTTGCATCGTGCGCAAATCGTCTTCGATGGATCGCGCAATTTGTTCATCATTGACCGGCGTGGTTTCCAGCACATAGGCTTGTGGCTCGATTGAACGATCAATGGCACCGGTCGCGTCACGGGCAGCACGTTGCAGATTGGCGAGCTGCTTCTGCGCTTTCAACAGGCCAACGGCTTTGTCGACATCGACCAGCCTCGCTTTCAGGTTTGGACGATCGGCGTTGATGCGTGCCAGCTCGTCGCCCATCTTTCGGGAAACCGATGCAGCGTCGACGTCTGCCCCTGGTTCGGCAGCTTGCTGCTTGCCGGACGTACCAGAACCTGCGGCAGACTTTTGCTGTTGCAGCTTTTGCGGCGTTAAGCCTGCGGCCTCGGCACGTGCCTTGTAGGCGGGATCGAAACCCATGCCGGTATCCGGCTTGACCGGATCGAGATCGGAGACGGATAGCACGGTCGCGGCGTCGGTGTGCAACGGCATCTCGCCGGTGAACGCCTGGCGACGCGCATCAGCATCGATCAACAAGCGCTTGCGCTGCAGCGTCACGGCATCCTTGGCCGCCGTCAGCATGCTGCGATGGTGCTCCCTGGCGGCCTTGGCGAGCTCCTTATCGTCCAATTCTGAATGGGCGTCAGGATCGAATGCGACATCGTCTTGTTTCCACCCCATCGCATCGGCTACCGTGCGGATGAATTCGGTCTCGGCAGCGCGACGCTTGACGGCAATCTCGTCCTTCGCCTGTTTCTTCGTTTCAGTAACACCGAGTTCCTTATCCCTGGCTCGCTGCTCGCGTTGCGCCTGCCGCCGCGTCTTGCCGCGTTCGGCGGATTCCTTCGCATAGTCGGCTGCCGATCTGGTCGAGGTGAGTTTCAAATAATTGAGCTTACCGCCAGCACCGCCGATGACATGAACAGTTTTAGAACCAGGCGAGACGGGCTGAACCAGCACTGGCTGCCCCTTCGTGCCGGGACCATTCGGATGCACAGTGATCCAGTGCGCTCCTTCGGGAATCGGAGAAGACTTATAGAAGAACAGCGCGATGGGGCGGAGAGGCGGCATGGGTCAAAGCCGGATGAACAATCGTGGGAATGCATGCTCGCATCACGACAAGCTCATCTCGCCTAACCACGAGTTGCAAGGTTTTTGCATTACAATGCTTCGACCAATAAGCAAAGGACGAGAATATCTATGCCAAATATAATTGGAGACGACCAAATCTCCACCGAAATGGCTCCGGGGTTTAAGCCTACGGTCATTGACTCAGGCTTCGATCCTTTGCCCATTTCTGCACTTGGGGATCGCGATTTTGAATTCCTTGCCTATTCGTTGGTAAAGGCGGAAATTGACGCGGGTACGCATACCGGATTCACAAGCGTTGCGCTCATGCAAGGTGTAGGTGAACGCGGTCGAGATTGCGTACTGTACAGAGACAGCCGCGTTGCGGGACTTATTCAATGTAAAAAATACACTAGCAGAATAAACAAAACTCAGATATTAAAAGAACTGCTTAAGTTCTCGCTGTTTGCGTTGCTAGACAGTTCTATTTGCCCGCACCCGGATCAATTTACTTACCACTTTTATGTTTCCTCCGATTTGACAGAACCAGCGATTAATCTCATTGGAACGTATCAGGAGCAAATTAAAAATGAAATTGCTTCTGGCACTATCAACAAACATATGGCCGACGTGGCGGAAGAATATGAATCGTTTACTCCGTTTCGCGATAATCTGCCTATTGATAAGGTTAATAATCTTTTACAAAAATTTGTTGTGAATGTTTCGACTGGCCTTGACTTAACTCAGCGACTGTACGCACAGCCGGAAATTTTAAAGAATTTCTTCAGCGTAAAAGTGATGGCCTCTCACGAAAACCTGAAACAGGTGCTACGTGAAACGCTTAGTGATAGCGGCATCCCATTCCTGACGGATGATGATCTAAAGCATATCCAGCAGCGCGTGACCTCGGCGAGCGAAGAACATAGAATATCACTGGGCAATATAGATTTTTTCGGGTTTAGCGTGGCTTTCTTTCGTTCCTTAAGTCGGAGCGAGTTCAAGGAGTTAATCGAGAAGATAACGGGCGTCCGAATATTTTTAGATGCCAAACTTTTCAATTTTCTTCAGTCAGAAATAATGAAACGGGTCTTTGATGAGATTACGGTAAAGCTTCTACATACGGGAAAAATTCATCCATTTAGTATCGGATTGGCTGCGCCATATCTTGCGAAAAGATTGTCACCGCTGGTGATGTCTGGATCGATACCAGATTCCTTGCTGGGTAAGTATTCTCCAGCAAGTTCTAAGTCTTCCGCAGATATCTTGAGCGAAGTATCGAAGGTGCTTTTCGACGCAAGCGAACGTATTATGCGTGGCGACCACAGTCAACTCACAGGCGACGCACCAATAATCGCTCAAAAGATGACTCTATATCGGCATATGCATCAAGGATTTTCAAAGATTCAAGACGCCAAAGATCGTCTGGCAATAGATTTGCCAGTCATTACACCTGCAATAGAAAAAATTGAGGCGGATATCGGGGCGCTTATCTCAAAATCCCGCACCGTGTTGATTGGGGATTCATCGTTTTTTGATGACAAAGACCGGATTAAGAAACTAGCTAAGTCTCTCGGAGAAATTGGTGAATTGGGGGAAAAATCACACTGATTATAAATATCGTGGCTGCTTTCGGGAGTGATGAGCGTCTCTTCCGAGTCGCGTACTGTCCCTGAACAATACGTAGCCACGGTCAGCTTGGCTGAGGGAGCTAGAGAGTCGCAAGTTACCGAAGGTGACGTGCAAGCCACGCGGCAAAGTGCAAATCATCATTGGGTTTTGCGTCAGGCAGGACATGCCACATTCCCCGGCAGTTTGGATGTACAGTACCAGCGGGAATCCACCAACGCTCGTCATCGGCGCGTTCAACCAGTTTGTCGCCAACCCGCTTGCGTGGCGAAGCTGAACGCCCCAAGTTGTTCTTACCTACCCATACCTGCGTTTCGCCATCCCGTTTTTTCGTCGCCGGATCGACCACCGTCAAAACGGCCCCGTTGATCTTCTTGCAGTACGCGCAGGCACCGCGATAACGCTCCCAGCGCTGCACTTTTGATCCCGGCACCAGAGATGCAATCAATCCCTGATTCGCGTTTTCCCCGGCCTCGGTGACGGCAATGCGTCGCCAGTCGCGATTGAACGTACTGAATGCGTCGAACAATTGCGTCTGCAATGCGTGGAGCGGTGGACTTTCACCGGTGAAAGTCTGCTTCTGATAGTCGTAAATGACGGTTTTGAGGCGATGGCGTGCTGCTTCGGTGACCTGCGCCACGTTGTCACAGCACCGCAGTCGCGCATATTCAAGGATGCTATTGATGCTTGCGTTGGCAGAAAAGTCGAACGATTGCTGCACAGCCTGCACGGTCAGCGGCAACGCACTCATGATCGCGTCGGCTTTCGCGACATCGACAGGCTTGCCCAGATTGGCCTGCACGCGCCCCATCAGCGTCGAGCGAACGGCTAACCATTCGCCCTCGGTTTGCAATTCGTCTGGCGGCATATAGCGTTGCAGCAGGTAATCGATCACCAGTCCCCAATCCGGTAATCGGTATTCCGGTACCGGCAGGCTTTCGAGGTAAAGACGCACCAGAGACAGTTCGTCCGGCGACCAGGTCAACGCGTTGATGGCCGGAACGGTCGCAGGACGGTTTAACACTGGCTGATGACGCTTGCCCGCCAGCCACACATTCAATTCGTCCTGCACGCGCTGGATGCGCATCAGGCCGCGCGACGTGAATAGCTCGATCAGGGAGCGAATGAAGGGGCTATCGTGCGGTGCCCAAATGTCGGGGCCGCGATCATCCTCACCCGATGCTGCCTTGGCGAGCGTCTCCAATGCGTGATCGGTGCAACCACAGGGCAACTGTCCGAGATCGACCAGCAAGGATTTATTTGTCACGTCGGTCTGCTTTCTGCCTGGATTCTGGCGCGAAGTGGCCTGTGACCTCGCGCCAGTGGACGCGATGCTCACGCTTGGCTGAGTCTGTCACGCACAGGCCGTCGCGCCCGGTTGCAGTCACCTTGCCCGAACCAGCAAAATCTCCGGCCTTGAAGGCAACGTGATGGCCTACTGAGACAGTATCCGCATCAAACTCGCCACCTGCCTTATGGTTTGCCAGCATTCCCAGCAAGTCCTTGAAGTGGTCGAGATCGGGCTTCTTATCCTTGACCTTCGGCGATTGACCGATCGCCTTGATAAATATCGGTATCATCGGTTACGCGTCTATCAGTGAATAAATCGGCGGCAATCCGAAGGATTTTCCGAAGTCCGGCGGTCGATTTTCGTCGCCAAATGCCGGTTGCCCGTCGCCTTGCTGTTCGTCTTCCTCCTCATTTTTTCCCTGTTCGTCGCCTTGTACCTCTGGTTGTCCGTCGTCCTGCTCGGACTGCATCTGTGGTGGCGGGTTAAACTCGAGCCAAGGCTGGATCAGAGATGGATTGACCGGCGCGTCACCCAACGGCCCTTTCATTGCTTGATGCCCCTCTTCCGCTCTGATTTCATTGACCGTCAGGACGAGTTTTCTCATCTCCTGTTTTTTGTCCGCGTCCTCCGGGTCCATGCCAGTCCAGCGGAAGACAAAATCAGGTGAGAAGTCTGAAATCAGGTAGTCGGACAGGGTGTTTTCGTAAAAGGCCATCAATGGCCGCAATCCTGAATCCTTGGATGCGGCGAGCTTTTCTGCGGTGTCAGAACCGGAAAGCGGTGACGCATTGCCACCTGAAAAAG